AGTTTTGAAAGGAGAAATTAGTATTAACGATGTAGCCTAATTAGGCTCAAAACAAAATAGATATGAACCCAATGGATAATGAGTTACAATGCAAGAAATGTGGGAAGCCGATAAAAGGTGGTTGCTATAATGTTCCCGATGGACCTTTTTGTGTGGATTGCTGGGAAAATAAGATCAGTGAGAAACTTAAAAAGGATTATGAGAAACAAGCCTTAAAAAGATTGCAGGCTATCGGTATCGGTTTTAAAACTGACGTATAATGAACAGAACAAGACTGGTGCTTCGTTGGCTGCTCATCCCCTTGTGGTTCGCCATATTCATAGCCTATCTGCCGATATGGTATCTGCAAATGAGCTGGTACTATTTCAGCTTTCAGGATTATTGGGATGCTTTTCTGATATTGTGGGATAAGACCATGCTGTCCATGAGGTTGAAGACACGCCAATGAATCCTCGAAAGGCCGCCGTATGATTAATATGGCGGCCTTTGTTGTGTATATATGCCGTTATTCGTATCTTTGTATCAGGTTTTCAGGTAATTCAGGGTATTATAATTTCAGAGGTATGAAAAAGAGTCGGAACAGGATTGTAGGATGCAGCTACGCGTTCAGAGTAGAGGACATTGTACGCATTTACGATGAACATTCCCGCAGCGGCCTCTCCAACCGCGAGATTCTGCGCCGTTATATCTGGCCGAAGTACCATATCTGTGAAAAGACCTTCTACAACATCATCAATGCCAGCGCCGACCCGCGCATCATCCAACGCCAGAAAGAGATGCGGGCGCAACTGTCGCTTTTCTGACCCGTCCTTATCCCCTGTCTATCACTTTACATGTGAAGTCGGTGACATCCTCCACAAGTTCCTCATGATTGTGGTTCGTGCTGCTTCCGGTACGTCGGAACAGACTGAAGGAAATGTTGCCGTCGTCTCCGGAGAGGTTGAAAAGATGCCGGTCCATGCGGTCCAGCAAGTCGAAACGCTCCAGCGCCTGCTGCTGGAAGCCGCCGCCTTCGCGGGAACTCCCTTTCCAGGGTGTGACGATATGCAGGCGTAGGGTCACGTCCGCTGTCTGCGTGCCGCCGCCCGTCCATTTCACGGGCCGGAATTCAATGAATACGGCAGGGGCATCGAAAGGCTCTTCCTGCTCCAGGAATGAAATCTGCTCGTTCCATAGGTCGAATGTTCTGATGACGGGCTTCCCGTCCCGGTCTGTAAGTTGTTTCAGCCGTTCTATGAGGCTGAGGTAAAGGAACCTTCTCATATCTAAAATATTCTTTTGCTATTGTTTTCCACTATTTCCCGGATGATGCGCTCCACCTCCGGATGCATGCCGATGAACCGGCGGCAGGGCATGACTATCCTGCTGCCTGCCCGTTTCAACGCCATACGTTTACAGAAAAGTGCCTCTTCCGTGGGGTTGCGCCTATAATTATCTGTCAGTTGCCGGTACAAGTACCAGAAGTATCTTTTCATCTTTCTGGTGACGGTTATTGCTCCACCTTCATTGTGAATGGCAGCGTATGGCAGGTCACTGCTGAAAACCACGCTATGTCCCGTAGTCTCCGTCTTGATACTCCTGCGTAAGGCCCCTGTACGCGTCAACAGCCCCCGGCTTTCGTCGTCATTGCATTTCCTTCGTGCCCAATGCTCGTTGAAGAAGGCTTCGCGTTCGAAGTTGCGGTCAAACTCCCCGCTTATTTTCGTTCCGATGTCCTTCAGCGTAAGGCTGATGAAGCGCTCCACCTTCCGTTCCAGTTCCTTGGCTGTGTCTGAATTTTGGGGCATAATGCTTGTTTATTAAAGAATTAAACGTATCTTTGCATTTGAAAGAAGCAGTTTTATAAGCAAGTCGTGGATTGCAGTTCTACGGGGCTACTTATAAGGATGCTTCTTTTTTATTCCAGTATCTTCAGTATGTTGTCACTATCCGAGATGCTGTGAAGATTTACTTCCCCATTGGCATACTCTCTGACAATAATCCACGATTTTTCTTTCCCGACTACAGTTTCAAACAAATGGGCTACGGTTCCGGCATCGTGCTTGTCGATGCCATATCCCAAATAGCCGGCTTTCTGCAAAACTTCTCTGATTTGTAGCAGGAGCTCATTTTTCTCTGCATACCGCCTATGAGGTTGATTAAGCCATTCCTTTATACTTTTTCCCGTGACATGTATTTCCTTGCCGAATCCGGGGTTTCTGAACACCTCTTTTTTCAGGCCGGACGCTTCTTTCTGTATCTCCTTTCTGCGTATCTTCAATGTTTCTTTCCGTCTGGTCATTTCCCTTATCATCTTGCAGGCCGCACACAATTCATTGTCGGGCACTTTGACCAGTCCCATCGTACCCGGTCTGTCAGGGCAGTCCTTGCACCGGCTGATGGTATAGGGATTGTAGAACGGGAAGCATGCCATCTGTCTGCCGGGATTGAAGCGCATCATCTCTTGATGCCTGCCTGCTGTGGCCTGGCTGCCATCCAGTATTGCCCGGTGTTCGTCACTTTCCGGATAATCGCTACGGAGTACCCTTGCCACCGTACAGCGGCAGTTCCACCCGTTGGGGGGAAAGTATTCATCCCAGAACCGTGAGGTAATGGGCAGCGTGACATTATGCAGTGCCCGGTGTGCCTCGCGTACCCGTTTGTCGCCCACAGTGCGGTATTGCAGCAGGTAGCGGTCCCGGTCCTCATCGTCCCACCACTGCTTCCACCTGGCAGCCATGGCGGCAGATGCCATGGCGAAGTTGTATTCCGCTTTCAGGTACCAGCGGTTATAGGTCTCGTTCACCTTTTGAACGTCATTCAAAAAGTGTTCAAAGGGCTTCCGGTTCCCGTCCGCATCGAGCAGCGAGGGGAACGCCTCGTTCAGCTCATGGAAGGTCTTGAAGCCGGAAAAGACGTAATTGCTTTCCTTGAGCCGCCGTATGCTGATGTCGTCCATGGGGCGTTGACGGACTGAATAATCCACGGCACGGTCCAGCGTATCGGTATGGTCGCGTATGAACTTCTGCACCTCCTTGTCCGCCAGCATCTCTGGTGTGAATTCCGGCTGCCGGTGGAGCCAGCGCATCAGCAGGACAAAAGACGCCTCCACGGCAGCAGTATCTATTTCCTCTTCTTCATCTTCCCCACTGTCAGCCAGCGGCAGTGCATTTCCGTAATATGCCAGCAAGGCTCGTCTGTGCAGCCCTTCGTAGTCAGAAGGGCTCAGTCGAAAAAACAGAGCTTCTGTTCCCCATCCCCCTTGCCATTTTCCTTGCCTGCCGGGACAGCCACCGGTGCGGGCGCTTTTTTCCCGATAATGGGCACATTGTACTTGTTGATGAAATATTTCAGGTCCACCTCGTAGTTCTCCAGCAGCAGGCGTTCATAGGCAATCTGCTGCTCGGGTGTGAAGTCTATGCCCTCGTACCAGTCGAAACGGTATCCCTTTAAGGGGAAACCGTGCTTTATCATTTTGGGGATAAGCTGGAAGTTGATGACGTCCCGCAGGTTGTCGGCATCCTTGCTGACAAGGTTCTTCAGCACCTCCAGATGCACCTCGCTCTGCGAAAGGCTGCTGCCGTTCTCCGTAGTCATGGTTTCGGTGAGCACTCCCTTTGACAGTTCGGAGTTGGCGCGGTCTATGCGTTTGTCAAAGACGTTGTAGGCATCCCCGCGGGTGGACTCCTTGATTTCTATCTCGGTGCCTTCGGGAAAGAGCGCCCAGCCTGCTGCACCCATCGTGCCCAGCATCTTCTCGATACGTCCCAGCTCCTTGGAGTCCCGGCTGGTGGTCTTTCCCACCCGGAAGGGGATACCGAATATTTCGGAAAACATGTCCCAGAAGGAGCATACGTTTTTCTTGGGAATGGTATGCTGGGCACATTTGAGGTACATCCCCAGGTCGTGCGTGCCGCCCACCTCCACCGTCCAGTCCGCCATTTCGCTGTGCCGGTAGTCATAGCCGTTCTGCCATGCCTCCTGCTGACGTACCACGATGACCCCGTATTCGGGGATGACGTGGCGGCGCGGTACCAGCTGCACCTCGCTGAAGGCGGGTGTCCCGTCCACGGAGATGACATCTCCCAACTGGATGAGCGAGTGCCCCCAGTAGTGCGCGTCCAGTGCCAGGTCCATGAAGGTCTTGAACCAGGGCGCCTCGAATATGGCCGTCAGTTCCGGGTTCTCCACCCCCTTTCGATCCACGATGCGGAAACTCTTGTTCAGCACATACCCTTTGCGCTGTCCCACGCATCCGGTGAGGTGCATGTCCACCTCCACGTCGCCATACACGTCATACAACGGCACACGGTTGGGATATTCCACATTCTTTGCATACTGCCAGGCGTTGCGCCAGGCGCGCATGTCTTTCTTGGTAAGCGCCTCGGTCTGCAGTTGCAGGTCGACGGACAGTCTGGTCACCCGCTTCACCTCGGCGGGATTGCCGAGGTTTACTCTGCCAATCCTTACCGGGTTCTGTTTCTTGTAATTGCGATTGGACATAGTTTGTTAATTGAAAATGAATAATTGAAAAACCATATTTCTTACCAGATATACTCGTTCCTGGCGGCTGATCCGTAGCGGATGGGGTTATGGAAATCCTCTTCTCCGTCCGGCCCCATGACGGTGGGAATGTCGGGGATTACACGTCCCGCCTGTATCTCCTTCAAGTATTCGATGGCATCCTTATAGCGTTTCTCGCGCACCTCGGAGCCCATCTTCTGGGGCAGCGACGCTGACATGTGGTAGAGGGCGATATCGACCGCACATCCCACCAGTTCGGCATCCCGCCGTTCTCCTTCGCAGGCGAATGCCTTCTGTATGTCGTAACGCCCGCGCAGGGCCGATGCAATGCGTGACAAGGCACGCTGTTCCGCTGCCAGGCGGTTGTCGGGTGAACTCTGTTGCATGATTCTCAATGCCTCCGTTCCAATCTGTATGTAATCGTCTTCCGTAATGAACATGGGGATAATGTTTAGCGGTTAATGTTTAGTGATGCATGAACTCTTAATTTTCACCAGCTTTGGGAGGGCGGCTGGCGTACTCCCATGCGCGGTGTGAAATTTTCCTCACGCACCTGCTTCTGCAGTTTGTAGATGGCACCCTCATCAGCGTCGGGGCCGTCATCATGGGCGCGGCTTCCTTTCTCGAAGGCGAGGGTCTGTTCGATACCGGTCTTCATGTCGTTGTCATTTTTCAGTTTCTCGTTGTAAAAGACCAGACCGCGTTCCCACAGCGGGCTGACGGCTTCGATGCGGGCGAACTTGTCCGGCTTCTTCCGCTTGTCGGCGGTGACGGGCACCTGGTAGCCGCGCTGCCTGCCCTCACGCTCGAACTCGTCCAATATGGTATCCTGCATGAAGTTGGCTTCCATGTAGATGGTGACGGCGGCGTCCTCGGACAGTGACTCCCAAAGGTCATAAACCCATCGCACCATTTCGCCCACGCTGCACTGACGCACAAAAGCACGCAGGCAATGCAGTTCTGTGGGACTGGCGGTTTTCAATCCGGCGCGTGGACGTCCCCACAACTTGGCGGCCTTGTAGTCGTTCTTGCTGCTGTCCTTGAAACTGGGGTCGATGTAGAGCACCAGGCTTTCATAGTAGCGGAGTTTGAGCATCCGCTTCCACCGGATCCAGCGTTCCTGGAAGACCGCACCTTCGGTGATGGGATTGTGCATGTATTCCTTCTGGAAGCTTCGGTAGCCCATGAACCGTTCACGACTGCGCAGCAGTTCGATGGTGTAACATTCCGGCCAGGCGGGAGTCCCGTCCTTGCCGATTGCATAGACGGTACTGGTATATACGGTGTCGCTGTCTGTCATCTTTTGCAGCACGCTGTTCTTGCCGATGAGGTTGCCCACCATGATGAAGCGTCCTTCCTTACCGCCAAAACAACCGAAAAGGGCTTCCTTCACCCATTTTGTCATCTCTCGCACACGCGCCTCGCTACGGCACATCTCGTCATCGTCAAGGTCATCCACCACGATATAGTCCGGACGCTTGTCGCGAAAACGCAGTCCTCGTGGTGACTGCCCGCGTCCGCGGCTGAAGAAGGCGCACTGGTCCTTGGTAACGAATTCGCCCTCCTGCCAGCATCCGGAGTTGTATTGCTCGCCGAAGTCTTCGACAATGTACTGGTTGAACTGGAGTTCCGCCTGCAGGTCGCTCAACAGGGCATCGGCATTGTCCTCGCTTTTCCCCACCAATACCATGACGTGCAGCTCCCCCTTGAACTTCAGCCATAGGGGGATTCCCACGTCCAGGTGTACGGACTTGGCATGTCCGCGCGGCCATTTGAAAACGGCCCGCATTTCCCGGTGCTTCTCGATGTAACGGGCGGCCTCGTTGTGGAATCTTGCATTGGGGCATTGGCAGTAGTGGCTCAGGTACCGCCGGCAGAAGTAGTCGTAATCTTTCAAGGCACGGGCGATGTTCTTTTTCCGTTCGGCTTCAGTCTCCGGTTTGCGTTTTGAGGTGAGGCGCAACAGGCGCTGGCAGTGCTCATTCCACCGCAGCAGTGCTTCTTTTTTTTCTTCCGCTGTCATTTCTGTTTGAATTTGATTCCCATGAATTCGCTGTGCATACGGTTGATGAGTACAAGCATTTTGTCGTCTATCTCGGGATATTCGTCCCGGTGCGTCACCATCCAGTTCTCAAACTCTATGAGTGTATCCACCTTGTTCACAATGGTGGTGCTCAAGTTAATTTCCTTGATAGCTTTGACGGATTTCAGCAGCGAGTCAGCCATGCGCCCGATGCTTCTTTCGTCACCGTCTGCCTTGTCGATGGCGTCCCCCAGTTTGGAAAGGGTTTTGGAGGTGATGGATTCCTTGCTCATTTCGCGTGCGGCGCGTTCCTCTTTCCAGCCTTCAGTGTTCAGCCACCGGCTGACGGACTGGCGGCTCACTCCGGTGAGTTCCACAATCTGTGCGGTGGGGGTCCCTTTCATGTAGAGGTGCTTCGCCACCGATTTCTGCTTGTCCTTACTGTTTGCCATATACCTTGAAATTTCTTGTTTACAGTGGCAAAGTTGCGAAGTGTGGTGCGGGGCACGAAAAAACGGCGCAATGCTTGCACACAGTTACAAAACGGTTGCACACTTGAGGGCAACCGTTACACACTTTTTTGTGCGGTTATGGGTGTAGCTGTAAGTTTGCGACAAAATGAGACGGAAATCATGGCTAAAAGAATCAGGATATCAAACGAGACATTGAACTGCTTCGGCACCTGGGTAAAGACTGACGGGGTGGATTTGGAGCAGTTCCGGAGAAATCCCGTCATGCTGTGGATGCACTGGAGGGGTATCATTATCGGAAATATTAGGGATTTGAAAGTGGAAGGTGCCGAAATCACCGGTGAACCCTACTTTGATGAAGTCCGTGACGAGTCGAAACTGGCAAAGCAGCAATGGGACAAAGGTACTCTGAAGATGTGCAGCCCTTATTTTGAAATCGTGGAGTCGAGTGACGACCCCGTACTGCTGAAACCCGGACAGACACGTCCGACCATCACGAGGTGCAGGCTGATGGAGGTCAGTATGGTGGATATGGGCGGTAATGACGACAATATAGTCATGCTCTCTTACCGGGGCGATGAGTTGAAACTTGCCACCGGCGAAGACTGCACCGCACTGCCCCTTCTGAAAACAGACGGCGGACAAACCCCGCCAAGCAATAACTCAAAAACAAAAGAGACTATGAATGCAGATTTTAAAGCTATCGCCCTGAAGCTGGGCCTGCCGGAGACGGCGACAGAAACGGAGATCCTTGCCAGGATAGGTATCCTGCAAGGACATCAGACCGCAAACATGGAACTGCGCAAGCAGCTGGACGAGATCAGGCTGGCAAGTGTGACGCAGATGGTGGATGAAGCCATCAAGGCAGGAAAGTTCAATGCGGACAAGAGGGAACACTTCATCGGTCTGGGCAAGACAATGGGAGCGGACTCCTTGAAACTGACACTGGACAGCATGGCTACCGCCACCAAGCCGATGCAGTTGCTTAACACCGGTGGAGGCGGTGCGTCGAGTGCCGGCATGGCATCGGGACAGTGGGGCAAACTGAGCGAGGTGCCGGAATCGCAGCTGAAGCTGATGCGCGAGAACGACCCGGCCAGATACCGTGAGCTGTACAAGGCGGAATACGGCATAGACTGCCCTAAGTTCTGAGAGAGGAGAAACAGTAATAGTAACTTGTAAAATCGTAAAACGACATGATGAAATTTATTTGCGGAACGCTGTTCAACGTCCTGATGGGCGTCGTCCTGGCGAATGTGGTGGGAATGGATCCCGCTTATGGCGCAGCGACCGGGGCGGTTGTTCCGGCTGTGCTTGGAAACTTCATGCCCCTGGGCGCAGCCTTTGAGGGCGTATATACTGAGGTGTGGACCGGTGAGCTGGTAAAACGCCTGAATGCGGGGCTGGCGGCGAGTTTTCTGAACGGGATTCCCGACTATTCGGCCAAGGCCGAGAATGAGGTCATCCATCTGGTGGATGTGGGAGGTGATCCGGATGTGCTGATAAACAATACCACCTATCCGATTCCGGTCCAGAATCTTACGGAAGGTGATATTCCCATCGGCCTGGACAAATACCAGACGAAGGCGACCCGCGTGACGGACGACCAGTTGTATGCCATTTCCTATGACAAGTTCTCCACCGATGTGCAGCGCCACAGCAATGCCATTGACACGGCCAAGTACAAGAAGGCCATCCATGCGCTGTCCCCTTACAGCAATACGAAAACCACCCCAGTAGTCCCCACTTCGGGTGAGGCTGACGCTACGGGCCGCAAGAAGATGACACGCAAGGATGTCATCGCCCTGAAACGAGCTTTCGACAAGGCGGAGGTTCCTACCGACGGACGTCGTCTGGTGCTTTGTCCCGACCATATCAACGACTTGCTGGAAGAAGACCAGAAGTTCCGTGAGCAGTACTACAACTACACCACCGGCAAGGTGACGAACATGTACGGTTTCGAGATTTATGAATTTGTAAATTGCCCGTACTTCACCAATGCCGGGGTGAAGGTTCCTTTCGGGACTTCTCCCGCCGAGACGGACATGCAGGCGTCCGTTGCCTTCTACGTGCCCCGCATGTTCCGTGCCCAGGGTTCCACGAAGATGTACTATAACGAGGCGCGTACCAATCCGCAGACCCAGGAGAGTCTTGTAAACTTCCGCCACTACGAAATCACGATGCCGAAGAAGCAGGAGGCTATCGGTGCCATCTACAGTTATGATGGCAAGACGGCACAGACTTCCGACGCGGAGGTGACAGCGGACAAGCACTGGGCGCAGATTCGTCGTGAAGCTGCCGCGGCTGCCGCAAAGGCTGAAGAGGAGAAGGCTGGTCCGCTTCCGGAGGATGCGGGTGAAGAACTGGAGGCATAGTGATGAGCAGAGGACTACGCAACAATAACCCGCTGAATATCCGTCTCTCTGCCACCACCGTGTGGCAGGGGGAAATCCGGCCTTCGCAGGACCGTTCGTTCTGCCAGTTCAGGACGATGGCCCACGGCTACCGTGCCGGTCTTAAGTTGTTGCAGAACTACCGCCGCAAATACGGTTGCCGCACCATTGCCGACTTTATCCGCCGTTGGGCACCGCCCACAGAGAACAACACGAACGGCTACATCAGCCGTGTGTGCAGGGAGATGCAGGTGCCGGCAAGCCATGTGCCCGATGTGGACGACCGGGGTACGATGTGTGCCTTTGCGGCTGCGATGTCGCAGGTTGAAAACGGTGTTCCGGCAGTGATGGCGGACGTGGAAGCCGGCTGGAGCCTGCTCTAATCAATCAAGAAATTAAAAAAACAAAAACGGATGGATACTTTGATGCAGATATTAGGCAGCCTCTTTCCCGCGGGACTGGGTGCGGCAATCGGAACCGCTTTGGGCTGGTTCTTCAACCGCCGCCTTTCAAAGGCCCGCAACAGCGGAGACGTGGATGCTGCTTATATGGACAACATTCAGAATCTCCGTTCGGACTTAATGAGTTCCATCAATGAGAACAGAAAACTTTACCGGGCCATCGCCCGACTGGACCGCACGGTGGCTCGCGCTACTGCTTGTCGTCACTGGAACAATTGCCCTATCCGTAACGAGCTGCAGAAGTCCGGGACGATTGACACGGAACAGCCTCGTTACCGACAGCCTGCAAGGCAGAAGCGGGTTCGCTCTCCTTCAGCAGCCCGTTCCTCCCAGTGTGGCGAGGACGGCATTTCCGACGAAGATATTGACCTCGATACCTGTGGGGACGGGCTTCAGTAAGCGTAGTGGGCAGGCAACAGTGAATGTCAACCGCATATCGGAAGACAGCCTGGAGGTGACTGCCACCTGCGACAGTCTGGCACGCCAGGTAATAATGCTGACGGAAGAACTGACACGTATCCGCAACGAGACATCCTCAGCGGTAGAGACCCTGCCTCCTGAGGTGATAAGGGAACCCACCGGCTGGCAGTGGTTTCAAATATGGACAGGTCGGCTGGCCGTTGCCGTCCTTCTTCTGATACTGATTAAACGGCGATTGAACAGAACTTAAAAAACAAAAGAATTTATGGACGGATTAATTTACGGACTGGCGCACCTCAAATTCAAGGAGAAGGAAATCGGCCTTATCAGCGAGGAAGGCCTGCAGCCTGCCGGGAGCGCCCCGAGTACCACGGACATCTACGCCGCGCAGGTGAAGGACGGCCCGGTAATGACACTCACCACCAATCCCGGCAAGAAGGCATTCACCTGCACCCTGATAGAGTTGAACGCCGAGAGCCTGGTGAACACCATCGGCGGCACGAAGGACGCCAAGAACAACTGGGAGCCCCCCGAGAACTGGGAAGCCACGGGCGTGATGGACGTGGTTGCCGACAGCGGCGAGACCCTGCGCTTCTACAATGCCAAGGTGACCGGCAGTGACTTTGCTAACGGCATCAACTCCTCCAACGTGCTGGGGCTTTCCCTGAACATCGAGCTGCTGAAGGATGCCGAGGGCAAGCGCATGAAGCTCTTCGCCAAGGGCATCGACCCGGATACGGGTACCGAGGCTGCAGGCTAATGGGGGGCTGCCCATGAAACCGAACTTTGAAATGGAATCCCTTGCGGAGAGGGTCATGTCGGATGCCGGCATCTCCCTTCCGCTGCGGCTTCCCGGAGGGAGACACATCCGCTGGGTGATGCGGATACCAACCCTGGAAAGCCGCTGCCGCATGGCACGGATGTATCTGAAACTGGGTGTGACACACGAGGAACTCAGGGCCTACACTTTTGAACAGAAGCTGGAGTTTATGGTGAAGCATACCAAAACAGTGAGCCGCATGGTGGCATATGCCATCGTCCGCGGCAGGGTGTCGGGCAGGCTTCTGAACCGTCCGGTGGCATGGATGCTGCGCAACTGCATGCACCCCGCCGCCCTGGAGGAGGCATGGATGATCGCCCTGAGCACGATGAGCACGGTCCCTTTCGGGAGTACTATCAGATTGGCAGAGGTGATGAGCCTGACAGCGCCCAATCTGAGCCAAAGAAAACAGAACGGGAGTTAAAGGGGTACACGGAGCCCGCCCATAGCCCGTTCGGTCTCGTGGGACAGATAGCCCGTGACACGGGCTGGAGTGTGGACTACATCATGCGCGGTGTGAACTACCCGATGCTGATGCTGATGTGGCAGGACTTCCCCCGCCATGTGCCGGGAAGGAAGAAGACCACGCAGGAGATGGTTGCCGAGAGGAGAAGCCGCAACGGGCAGCCGGACATATCTCCGGCAGACTATTTACAACAATTGCTTGACGAGGAGGAAAACGCTGATGAATCCCATTAAACTTGAAATATTCCTGGATGACAAGACGCTGGCGGGCATGAGGTCGGTGGAAGGCAACGTGGCCAACATGGAGGCTTTCACCAGGCGGATGATCGGGCATCTGAAACTGGAACTGAAAGATCTGGAGAAGGAGTATAAGAATCTCCAGAAACAAGGGCTTGCCGGTGAGAGGGAGATGGCTGACATCCAGGTGCTGAAGGGTGCCATCGGCGGGTTGAAGGAACAGCTTAAGGAATACGAGGCTGCCAAAAGACGGGCGGGCGAGACACCCGTCATAGGCAATGACCCCGCACCGAAACTGAACAGCGTGAAGATGAGCATGGCGCAGATAGCCCGCGAGCTTCCGTCACTGGCCATGGGACCGCAGATGTTCTTCCTGGCAATATCCAACAACATCCCGATGTTTACGGACGCGGTGGGCAATGCCAGAAAGGAGTACGAGAGACTGACGGCGGCAGGCCAGAAGGCGACACCGGTATGGAAGCAGGTGCTCTCGTCCCTTTTCTCGTGGCAGACTTTAATGGCTACCGCCATCACGCTGACTGTCGTATTCGGCAAGGAAATCGGGAATTTCTTCTCTACACTCTTTTCCGGAAAAAAGTCAGTTGCCGGTCTGGCAGAAGCACAGAAAGAGTTGAACAAGGCGATGCAGGAATCCGATACGGGTATCGGCAAGAATCTCGTATCGCTCAAAACCTTGCAGGAGAAGTGGGCTTCCCTGGGAAATGACCTTTCCGCAAAAAAGAAATTCATAACTGAGAACAAGGAGGAATTCGACAGGCTGAATGTGTCTGTTGCAAACGTCGCCGACGCGGAGAATCTGCTGGTCGACAATACGGAAGCTTTCATCAAATCCATGCAGCTCCGCGCCAAAGGTGCGGCAGCCCAGAAGATGGCTGCCGAGAAATACGAAGAGTCCCTCAGGCTACAGTTGGAGATAGAAAAAGAGAAGAAGCGTCCGGTCAGCACGCTTGAAAGGACAGCCGGCACTTTGAATACCGTCCAGTCAAGAGGGCTGGTAAATGAAACCGGTGAAGACCTCAAACGGTACGGAGTGGAACATCTGGAGAAACAGAAGAAAGCCATCGACGAGACTGCCGATGCATTCTTCCGACTCGGCATTGAAGCGGAAAATGAGGCCCGGAAGGAATTGAAGGCAGCAAATATAAAGGACAAAATAAAAGTAAAGACACCGGTAAAAGGAGGTAAAACAGAAACCGACTATCAGAACGAACTTGCCGACGCCCGCATCCGTGCCCAGCAGAAAGTGGAGGCCGCCCGCATCGCCGTGATGGTGGAGGGACGGGAAAAACGCAAGGCGCTTGCCGAAAAGGAGTATAATGACACTCTTGCCGCCATCGACAAGGAAGAACGCGATACCCTTGCCAAATTGGAGAAATCAAGGAAGGCGGGCAGGAAGGTGACTCCCGAAGAGGAGAGGCAGGTGAAGGACGGCGCGACGGCACAACGCGCCCTTGCACAGGTACAATATCTACAAAATACCTATAATATAGAAAAAGAATGGCGCGACAAGAACCGCCAGGCATGGATTGACTATAATAAAGAATATGGTACTTACCAGGACAAGCGCCTTGCCATTACACAGGATTATTCGCTGAAGATAGCCCGTGCGGAAACCGAAGGCGAGAAGGAATTACTGAAAAAAAAGCGAGAGAACGACCTGAAAGAACTGGACTTCGGGGAGTTCAAGAAGACCGTCAACCTGGCTGACGTATTCGGCAATCTGGACGAACAGAGTACGGAAACACTTTCCGCCCTTCGTGACAAACTGAAAGAATATATTAATGGCGCTGCCAAAGAGCTGCGCCCTTCCGACCTGAAAGAGCTGCAGAACGCCCTTACGGATATAGACCTGAAGATTGCCGACCGCAAGCCTTTCCGGGAATTGAAACGCTCGCTGGCAGAGTACGGCGAATCCCAGGCGGCAGTGGAGAGCGCCCAGGAAGACCTGAACACCGTAATGGCAGGAGGTGAAGTGGTTACGGGTAAGTATAGGGACGAGACCGGCAGACTTGTAGCCGGACTGTTGACCCAGGAGCAGGCTGAAAGGAACCTTGCAGCCGCCCAGAACAACCGTCTGAAAAAGCAGGCGGCATTGGCGCAATCGCTGCAGGGTGTGGCGGGCAGGATGTCATCCTACGGTCAGGCTGCCGGTACCATCATCTCCACACTGGAAGGCTTCGGCGTCACTGTTGACGAGAATGTGAAAGGCGTGGTGGAAGGTTTCAACACCATGAGCGAAGGTATCAGCGGGTTTGCCCGGTCCCTTCTCAGCATGGATGTCGGCGGTATGATAAGCGGTGTGGTGAATACCGTTGGCGGTGCCGTCAAGAGCGTGGGCAGTCTGTTCGGTGCGGACTGGGGAGGTGAGCGCTCGGAAAGGCGCTACCTGCAGGCCAAGGAGAAATACGAGAGCTATATGGAAGTGCTCGACAGGGTCATTTCCAAGCAGAAGGAGCTTGTCTCCTCCATGGAGGCGGACGACTTCGCCAATGCGGACAACTCTTATGAGCGTGCCCGCGAGCTGCTGAAGAAACAGCAGGACTATGCCCGCGAGATGGGCAAGGCCTATCTGAATGCGGGTGCGAGCAAGGGGTTCCTGGGCGTGGGGTCAAGCGCCTCGCACGGTACCGACCAACGCAAGGATATTTCCCGGTCTGCCTGGGAGCAAGCCAGGAAGGTGCTGGGCGGTGACTTCGATAAATACGGCATAGGGGACGGCCGCATGACGGGACTCTTCGACCTCCCGTATGAGCAGTTGGTGAGACTCCGTGATGAAGCAAGCGGATTCTGGAGCGAGCTGCACGAGGACACACGGAACTACCTCGAGCAGATTATCGAGAGCGAGGAAGCCTGGCAGGAGGTGCAGGATGCCCGTAAGGAGGCACTGACGAAGACGGACTTCGACAGTTTCTACAACGGCTTCGTTTCCATGCTGTCCGATATGGACGCCACTTCGGAGGATTTTGCCGGCAGCTTTGAGAAGTACCTTCAGAATGCCATTTTCTCCGCACTGGTGGCCACCCGGTACAAGGACAAGATACAGAAGCTGTATGACTCATGGGCTGACATGGCCGACAAGGACGGGCTCTCTTCCATGGAAGCGGAGAAACTGCGTGGAGACTATCAGAAGATGATTGATGAGATGCTGGCGCAGCGGGAACAGATAATGGAGGATTTCGGTTGGGAAGGCTCTTCCGGCAGTTCAAGTTCCCAGTCCGGACGCAGCGGGGCTTTTACTGCCTTGACTCAGGAGCAGGGCACCAAGCTGGAAGGTCTGTTCACCTCCCTGCAGGACCATGCCGGCGGCATACACAAGTTGCTGGAAGAGCTGAAGCAGGGGCGTTCGGCAGACCATGACATATTCCTGCAGATAGCAGAGAATACTTCTTACTGCAAAGTATTACAAGACATATTCGACCTCCTGGCAAGCAAGGACCGGGACGGATGGAAAACGATATAGAAGTATGAAAGATTTGACCGGATACATGACCGTCAACGGCAAGGATGCCTGGACGGAATATTCCGCTTTCCTCTGTGAGGACAGACGGGAGGACAACTTCAATTTCAGTGAATTGCTGAAACCGCTTGAAATGAAGGCATACACCTCTGTGGATTTTCGGGAGCGTAACGGTGAGGAGCTGCCGGAGGTATTGCCGTCTCCGTGTTGTAAGGCCAGGGACGTGACGTTGTACTTCGCCATATACGCCTCTTCTCCGGAGGAATGCGAGACCCGCCGTGCGGCATTGATGAAGGTCATGTATTCCGGATGGGTGAACCTTCAGGTAAAGGGCAGGACATCCGCCTATAAGTTCTACTACAAGTCTTCTTCCGACTTCGACACCGTGACGGATGTATCCGGCGGGATGGTCGTAGAGAGATGGAAAATGAAGTTTCGGGAACCGAAACCCGGAACTCTTTAAATAACGATTAAAAGCTGTTTGAATGGAACTCAAAATCTATAACCGGTCCGGAGAGTTGAAACTGACGGTTTCCACATCTTCCTCCTCCACCTGGAACCAGGAACTGATGAAGGAATACTCTGTGTCGGTCTCCTTTACCCACCCGTCCTACGTGATGCTGGACGTGGAGGACTATGTGCTGCTGGAGGGAGTGAAGTTCAGTATAAAGAAGGAGTACAAGCCCAGGCAGAAGGATACACAGACCTACAGTTATTCGGTGAAGTTCTATGCCCCCATACATGACGCGGAGCAAGTGAAGTACCTGCATCTGACCGATGGGGCTTATAACCCCCAGTTCAGTCTTGACGGCGGTCCCCGGGAGCACCTGCAGAAGTGGGTGGAGAACATGAACCGCATTTACGGGCGTGAGGTCTGGAGCATCGGCGACGTGGTGGTGGCAGACAACCGGACCATCGAATACAATAATGTCACCTGCTGGGATGCCGCCACAATGATTGCCGAAGCGTTCGGTACGGAATGGTGGACGGACGGCTTCACCTTCAACCTTTCGCGCTGCGAGCATGGGGAGCCGGTAGAACTGGGCTATATGCGGGGGCTTACCTCATTGGCACAGTCGGAGAACAGTGACAGTGTAAAGTTCTTTACGCGTCTGATTCCCCTGGGCTCGACAAAGAACATCGACCCCTCCCGTTACGGCTTCTCCCGTCTCCAGCTTCCTGACCGGTCCAAATATGTGGACCGTAACACGAACTACGGTCTGTATGAACACGTGGAGGAGGATGCCTTTGCCGGAATATTCCCCCATTATACGGGCACTGTGACGGCTGTGCGCAGTGAAGAGAAGGCCGGGGATGACGGGAACAAGTTCACTGTCTATTATTTCAAGGACAGCGGTATGCAGTTTGATCCGAACGGGAATGAGATAGCCGGCCTGGTGAAGCATGTGTCGTTCCAGACAGGGAACCTTGCCGGTCGTGACTTCGAGGCAAACTATGACTCAAAAACGGGGGAATGGGAAATCATCAACACCTATCCTGATGACAAGACGCAAATACCGGGTGGCAGTCTGATACCGGCTGTCGGGAATGAATATATTGCCTGGAACTTCCGTATGCCGGTGGAATACGAGACGCAGGCTGAGCTCGACTACAAGGCTGCCGTGGATGACTATCTGGCCAGATACAGTGAGGACGTGTCCAAGTATGGCGGTGACACTGACTATATTTATATAGACCGGAACCGGATACCGTTATTGCCGGGACAGCGTGTGCGGTTGCTGAGCGACAAGTATTTTTCAGCGTCGGGCGGGACCAGGGACACGCGGATGACGAAAGTCGTGCGCAAACTGGACAATCTCTCCATTGCAACAATAGAATGCACCGACCAGGTGGGAAAAGGCTGGAAGTCGCGGGTGGATTCAAGTCTGACGGACTTGAAATATATACTGGACAAGCAGCGGGAACAGCTGTCACTTGATATTCTGAAAAGCTGGGACGGGCGGCCTGCTACCGACTATATGGTCATGTCCGCTCTGAGGGTACTGAAAGAGATTGCGCAAAAAGCTCTCAGCAAGACCGGGAATGACCGTACAGAGTATTCCCTGGAGGTTGGCGGCAGTTTGACAGTAGATGACATTCTCCATGCGGCCAAGGCTGTCAAGTTCGGCGAGTTCCTCACCGGCATTTCCGGAGGTTACATCGACAAGGACGGAAAGATGGAGATGGAGGAAGGCATATTCAGGAAACGTGTGTTTGTTCCGGAGATTGCCTATAACCGTGTGACCTATTTCAAGGGACGTATGTGTGCCTCTCCCGGAGGTGGATGCACGGTCAAGGAATGGACGGACAACGGTGACGGTAGCTACACCATAACTCCTGACCTGACCGATGCCGACGGGCTGAGCCAGTTTGTCGATGACATACTTACTACTTACTTCGTCACCAAGAACGCCGAAGACAAGTTGCAGGGTTTCGAGGAGATGAAATTCCGGGTGACTTCCGCAGACTATACAGCCAAGACATTCGTCATGACGCCGAAGCCAGGTACTGACTGGAAGCCTGGGGAATCTATGGTACTTGCCCAGACGGGTAACTTCACGGATGAGGATAGGCAGACGTACATCCTGATTGATACGGTTAACGGCAACAACTGCATTACTTTTTTTGACCACGCCAATACATGGGACCCGGAACCGGCACAAGAGATGTCGTGGATTGGTAAGAAGAAAGGCCGTACCGTACATGGCATTCCTGCCGACAACTATTCGGCTGTTTTTCGCCACGTCATCATGTCCGGCAAGATATTCCAGGTGGATGACATCACCGGCGAGGCTTTCCGGGTGCCATTGTTCAAGGGGACGTGGAAGAAGGGTGAGAAGTATGCCTATTACGATGAGGTGACGCATGACGGCAGCTCCTGGATATGTGTGAACGAGAAAGGCACGTCTACAGAACCGGCAGACGGCAATGCCGATTGGCTGAAATATGCGGCCAAGGGAGAAAGCGGCAAGGGTATCAAGTCTACCGATGTGGAATACGCGATATCGGTGTCGAATGTCATTGCCCCGGTGGACGGTTGGCAGACTACCTCCCCAGAATGGGAAGCCGGCAAGTATATCTGGTCGCGGACGAAGATTGTCTATTCTGATGACGAAGTCAAGTACACCCAAGCGGCTTGTATCAGTGGTGGGCAGGGAGCTGACGGCAAGGGCATCAAGTCCATTACCGAAGAATACTACCTATCCTCTTCATCGGCCACCACAACCGGAGGCAAGTGGCAGACTACCTCTCCGGCATGGAAAAACGGATGGTATATCTGGACCCGGACAAGGATAGTCTTTACTGATGGCACTACCACTACAACGAACGCCATCTGTGTGACTGGCAGCAAGGGTGCAGACGGTACAAGCATTACCAATTGCGGTAACTGGCAGACCGGAAAGCATATACCTTACATGGGTATTACCAAGATGGCCGGACGTGTGTTCCTCTGCATCGCTCCTGATGGTACCGACAATCCTCCGATGTGGACTCAGACGACCAATGAGGGGCGCCGCATCCTGCAGACGCAGAACGGCGGCAAGTCCTACGGTTATACCATTACCGGGGACCTTAATACCGCTGAGTATGAGCTGCTGGTGGAGAACGGCCAGGATGGTAAGGATGGAAAAGGCTATGAGTGGATATTCAAGCATACGACAGAGAATGTGACGCCTCCTACACCAGCCACCTCGCAGGTAGATGACTATGTGCCGTCCGGCTGGCATGATGATCCGATTGGGGTGAGCGAGAGCCTGCCATACGAGTGGGCTTGTTGCCGCACGAAGAAGGACGGTGTATGGAGTGCGTTTTCACCGGCAGCCATCTGGGCCAAATGGGGCTTTGACGGCGAGTCGGCCATTGTAGCCGATTTCGACAATGAGATGGAAAGCATTGCCTTGACATATGAGGGGGAAAACCGTTGCGCAGTCCGTGCTCAAAACGACCGTCGGCATGTGGTATGGCACGCAAAAACTACAGCTCAAGTCCATCTCATGCGTGACCCCGGCAGGTGTCACGGAGAGCTACAATGTCAATACGGGTGTGATAGCGTTTACCGTGGCTTCCGGCATTTCGATGCCTGCACGTTCAGAGGTCAGGATAACCGTTACGGCTACAGTACAGGATACGGATATAAGCCGTGAGCTGGTGTTCACCATTACCGGGGTGCGTGCCGGTAATCCGGGCAGTGATGCGATACTTTATAGGCTGGTGCCTTCCGTCTCATCGGTAAGCAAGCGGAAGGACGGCACTTATAGTGTAGCCGGGGTGTCATGTACACGTACCAAGTCGGTCGGTGGCAGTACAGCTGTTACGACGGATGGTGTGCTGAAATACAGTAAGGACGGTGGTTCGGAGGTCGAAATACAGAACGGCACGGCCATTTCCCCGAAGAACTTCACGACGCAGCTGCAGTTCGTGTTCTACGTGGGTGGGCAGGTCGTGGACCGGGAAACTATTCCTATGGTTGTGGACGGTACCGACGGTAATCCTGGAAAACCGGGCGGTGACGGCGAATCAGTCAAGGCTGGCGGTGAGTGGAGAACCGCTAATACTCCATATAAAAAGCTCACCATCTGTACGATGGGGAGTCGCTCCTGGCTCTCAAAGGTTGAGACGTCGAATCCACCTCTATGGACTCAGACAACTCATGACGGGAGGCGAATCACTCAGACCCAGAACGGCGGCAAGTCCTACGGTTATATTATTACCGAAGAAGTGAACACCGACGAATGGGAACAACTGACATCAGACGGCGGCATGGTCTATCTCATCAGTACATGCAGCAATATACGGGTGAGCAGTGCCGGGTCTTTGGTGCCTTCAGCTTTTCGGGTCTATGCCAAGCGGACGCTTGGTAGCGCCACATTGACTTATCCGGACGGATATCTGACCGCACGGGGGTACAGCAACGGGATATGGAGCGCCATCGCAGGGCCTTCGAGGGCTTCCGAGATTACGGTCAACGCTTCTGCAGGGTATTCAACGTTTTCAGTCCGCTGTTACCAGAGCCAGGCTGACGCTTCGGCATGGAATGACAGTTTCATTGCGGAGATATCAGTGGGTGTCAGCTATGACGGAGCAAGCGGACGAGACGCCAGCGAGCCGCGTCCGAGAGGTTTTTTCGCCAAAGGCAACACATATGTCTGGAATGAAGATTACCATGACATCGTACTGGCCACATTCAACAATCGAACCATTCCGTTTCGGGTACGGGCTTACGGTACGTCGGTCACTGTCGCACCTACCTCGATAGACGGTGATGCTAATTGGGAGGCGGCACAGCAGTTTATGTTTGTAGCTATGGATATGGCTTTAATAAGAAAGATACGTGCCGATGAAATCCTTGTGGATGATTTGGTGGTACAGAACGTATTGGCAAGGGATAAGAATGGAAATGTCACTTGTAACATTGATGGTGAGACTGGAGAAGTCAATGTTCAAGGAAAAATTACAGCGACAGCGGCATTCATAAAGATACATGGGTTTAGTTCCAATGAAGGCTACTTTTACCTGAACCCCAATTTTGGTTCGGATTTTGGCAATGGGCGTCCCAGTAGAATAGGCCAAAGTGAATACATGCTTCCCAGCTCTGCCCAATGTGTGGGTATGAAAATATCCTTGATCATATATAATAATTCTTCAGGGAGCACATATGGCTATGTGTCAGTTGTGACATCGGACGGATTTAATGATATGGAGTTGGTTGACGGTCAATACCATTATTGCAATAAAGCTCATATCACAGAGCCTGGTGTTTATGAATTCATATCATTGGGAGGAGTCTGGATTTCAACCAATAAAAATGGCATTTCGTATTCGTATGCTGATTTGGGTGACCATGATTACGAAAACCCGGTTAATTAACAAACTAATATAAATGGAAAGATGTATGAAAGTTTTTTATGAAAGCAAGTTAGCGAAATGGCTGCTGTGGCAGGGTTACAACACCATCACATTGGGATGTTTCGTCTTCACCAAGAAAAGCAAGGAGGAGATGAAGCAGAGTACACTTAACCATGAGGCGATTCATGTGCGCCAATGGGAGGAATGCATGATTGCATCCGCTGTGCTGCTGACGGTAATCATGCTGTTTACCGGATTCAACTTATGGGTATATCTGCTATGCCCGTTGTGGTTCTACCTCCAGTATGGTGTGGAGTACGCAATATCCTACATGTATCACTTATGCCGTAACCGGTGTTGGATAAATGTAGGTGATAAGGCTTACGGAAATTCCGCGTTTGAAATGGAAGCGGAAGCCAACGAAGAGGTAGACGGTTATCTTGATGTGAGAACTCCTTTTGAGTTCTTCAGATATTACGGAAAAATTTGATTTATAATTTACAAAACGAGTTAATTATTAAAATGTTAAATCGGGTAATATTTCCATCCGGAAATTATGCCCCTTAAATGTAAGAATATGGCAGATAAGCAAGATATTAGAGAGAATGCGATGAGTGGTGGAACACCTACAAGATTACGTGGACTGGATAAAAACGGCAACAGTATATCACCAACATTGGAAGAGGTAATGAACGCAATGGGAATATATACCTATAGCTTTACATTGGCGGCAAAAGAGGAAAAAGACCTTGGCGACTTGGGGTACGGTATGTATTTGCTTGCATCCCCCAACAATGCAGCAACTGCTATATTTGCTTTTGGTTCCTATTCAAAAGGTTTTGTGTCAGATGCAGGTTCAAATTTTTACTGTGATTATACAGATGGGACTAAAGGTGTTGCTTTCGGTCGAAAAACGACAAATGGTAGCTTTTTTATCAAAAACAACAGAAGCACTGAAACATACATAGTTTTAAAAAGGATTGGTACCTTATGATAGTGGTTCTGCAAGCCATGTGGATTTTCATTCTGGTTATGCCCGTTCCGGCCATCTCGGTCAGAACGGGCAGAATACTTCTTGTCAATGCAGTCCATTCATGGGGTAGACTGCATAAAACCTAAACACTTAACTGGAATAATTGGCGGCATTACCCACCAAAAGCATCCGATCTTCACAGACCGAGAATACTTTCATTATTCCAAAGAATAAAATAGTATTAGTTAAGTAGTATATCGGCTAACTATACAAAGTTACAGTATTTAGTCGGAAACAGCAACCATCTAAGTAAAAACATCCCGATACTTCACAGACCGGGATGCAATGCCAAACAAAGAGAGTTTCCGAATGAAAATCAATATGAACAAAATGTCTTTAAACCTTAATGCAACTAATACCTATTGCCTAACCATAACAACTACAAGTTACTGATAACTTTTAAGACATAAACCATAGTACAAAATTGATACCAGAATGATTGCGCAACAATATTGCATTCATTTTCATTAATATAAGGCAAAATCCTCTTTTAACAATACTGTGGAATATTGTGGAGTGCTCCACGGTATTGTGGAATAATTCCACAGTTTTAAGTAAGAGTTACTGACTTCCATTCGCTCCAATTCCCATTCCAGCATCGTCTTACATACATTCCTATCATATTTTCTGGGACAGCTATTTGATACAAAAACACTCCTCCTGTTATATATTTTGCTCTATGATTTGAGTATATGCCAAAAATAATATCTGATGAAATGGGTGGATGATTAATAGTATCAGCGTTAAACATGCCAGAAATTCCATAATCTGTTTCGTTATTCAAATCTGCAGCATATCCTTTACCGAAAGTTTCTGCCACCTCTTGAATTGTCGGTGATATACTGTTGCCGTTTGCCGCCAGTCCACGCAGCCGTGCCGGAGTTCCACCACTCATCGTATTTTCTCTAATATCTTGTTCTGCCATATTCTTACATTTAAGGGGCGAATCCTCCGGATTATGAAAACTTTATGTTCGATGCTTTATTAATTGCATATAAATTCTTACTTTTAAAGGAGAAAAACAGAATCCTATGAATTACGGTTACATCAGAGTGAGCAGTGAGAAACAGACCGTTGAAAACCAACGGTACGAGATAACTGAATACTGCAAGCGCAAGGGGCTCATTATAGATAAGTGGATTGAAGAGAGTGTGTCTGGTGCCAGGCATCCCAATGTACGGAAATTAGGCAAGATACTGAATACGATAGACAAAGGCGATACCATATATGTTACGGAACTTTCAAGGCTTGGACGCTGTGCGTATATGGTTATAGCTATCATATCTCATTGTCTGATTGCCAAAGCCAATATTGTGGAAATCCGTGATGACAAGCTTATTAAAGATGATTCAGATTCTGTGCAAGATACGTTTTTAAAGGTCTTATTTGCTCAAAGGGAGCGAGAAGATATATCAAGGAGAACCAAAGCCGGACTTGCCAGGCGGGTAGCCATGGGGATGAAGCTTGGACGAAAACCTGGTGTTCAGAATTCCCATTATAAATTGACTGGAAAGGAGCGGTTAATAAAAAAGATGTTTGAATACGGCTATTCAAAGGCTGCCATCTGCAGAAGGCTACAATGCAATCCGGTTACTTTGGATAGGCACCTTATCAGAATGTGTTATTTTCTGCCATGCCGTTGAGTTGCATATCTTTGCGTAAAAAATGATTTACGCATACATTAGAGTATCAACAGACAAACAAACTGTTGAGAACCAACGCTTCGAAATCGAGAAGTTTGCTCGTATCAGAGAATTAAGTATTGATAAGTGGATATCGGAAACGGTATCCGGAACCAAGTCCGTCCAAAAACGAAAATTGGGTCCACTTATTAAGAAACTGAAAAAAGGTGATACGCTTATAGCTTCTGAAATAAGTAGGCTTGGTCGCCGTTTGATGGAAGTTATGTCAATCCTCAATACACTTATGCAAAAGAAAATCACAGTTCTAACGGTTAAAGAAAAGTATGAGCTGGGCAATAATATCCAATCTCAGATACTTGCCTTTGCTTTTGGTCTGTCTGCTCAAATAGAACGTGACTTGATAAGTCAGAGAACCAAGGAAGGACTTGCACGAAGGAAGGCTGCCGGACAGAAACTTGGAAGGCACGTTGGCGGTCATAATTCAAAGTACAAATTGACAGGTAAAGAAAATCTTATTCGAACCATGCTCGAATATGGTTATTCCAAGGCAGCTATTTGTCGAAAGTTGAAATGTAATCCGAAAACATTGAACGATCATCTTGTAAGAATGAAATAAAATCTCATATTTTCCTCTATATTTGTAGTAGTCATAGAATTCTAAATAGGCTTTGGGGATTTGGGAAGTGAAAAAAGCCCCCGGCCTGTTTTCAAAAGTAACGCCAATCACTTCAAAAAAAACAATACGCCTATAGCGCGCGACCGGGGGCAAATACCCTCTGCCGCACTATAGGCGATTTTTATTGTTGAAATGATTGGCATTGCAAAGATATAATTTTTTATTGTATGAAAGTGATTGAAATATTAAACTTTAATCGAGAACTATTGAAAAGGCTCCAAGCAGCGGGTATCCGTTTGGAGGATGCCAGCTATATAGACCTATACACTGACTATACTCGCCTTCTGGATCAGGGTGAGAAAGTCTCGTATGTTGTAGCCGTACTATCTGAAAAGTATTCGGTGAGCGAGCGCAAGGTTTATGCCCTGGTAAAGAGATTCCAGAGTGACTGTAAGATATTTGCAGTATGAATGGGCTGCCTTATACAGGAGGGTAGTGTGAGATGAAACAGCCCGCTTATATCAATTAACAGGGAAACAGCTGCAAAAATAATACAGTGTAACTTCCAGTAAAAATTATGCCTTGTACTTTCTTCTATTCAACTTTGTGGCATAAAACAGAAAATAAAGTATGGAGGTTCACAAAAAAACAACTTTAGGTAACTTGATAATAAAAGAAGTTCCAAAGATTTTAGCCAAAGAATTAATAATCGAACACCATTATTCACATAAGTGGAATGATGGTGGTTTCGGCAAGTTTAATTATGGAATATTCAGAGCGGAAGAACCTGAACGATGTTTAGGTGTTGCAGTGTACGGCTTTATGAAAAATCCTTCTGCTAAGATTTTTACTCACCCTAATCCCGGTGCGTGGATGTGTGAGTTGAATCGTATGTGGATAGATGATTGTTTAGGTCATAATGCAGAGAGTATATTAATTGCTGCATCTATTAAATTATTAAGGAAAGCAGATCCTACATGTGTAGCGGTACAGAGCTTTGCTGACGGGCGATTAGGATGTGGCACAATTTATAAAGCTGCCAATTTTACTTATTACGGATTCCATTATACGGTATTTTGCCGCAACAAGAGGTCAGGAGAAATTATACACGAACAGATATTGACGAATACAACATCCCCAACCGGCTATCTACGTACCAATATAGCATTATTAATAGGTGATTTGGATATATTCCGTGTAAAGACATACAGATACATTTATCCGCTTTGTAAGAAGTTTAGATTTTGTCGTGAGCCACAACCTTATCCGGCATACGATAAAGGTGAAGAACCGACCCAATGGCACCGCAATACAGACAAAATAAAATCCAATATCATTAAACTCCTTGATAAAATAGCCGCGTAATTCTATTATGTGCACACTATCCTCAAGCTATACAAAGATACAAATTTGGAATGGTTTGAGGTATTTTTAATCTCTTTTTGAGAACCGTTTAAATGGCATTGGAAAATAAATAAAAAATCACAATTTGTTT